CTTTTTTGTTGAATTTTGTCATATTTAGATATATGATGAAAGAAAAGACTTGGAGGGAATGAAAGTGAATACAAGCTATATTTCAAGAAGTATTTATTATTATAATGCAATAACATATTGCAGAGACTCAAAAGGTGAATTGAAAATTTCAAAAAGAACAAATAATTTTTTAAAAGATGTTTTTTCAAAAATCATAAAGATGCAATCGGAAAATGATTCAAATATAATGATGGATTTAAGTTCAGATAATAAATTATTTATGATTATAGATGATGACTTGAATGATAGAATAAATTTTAGACTTGTTTTAAGTAGGAAAGATGCAATACCATATGTTGAAGAGAATGGAAAATTAGAAAGTTTAACAAAGTATTTAAAAATTAATCAAAATATAGCAGAAATAACACATGGGGTTTATTTCAAAGAATATAGTGTGTTTGGAATAGAATATAATTTTAATGGAGCACGTTCAACAGCAGTAGGACAATATCTTGAGGAAAAATCAAACATAATTGATCATATGAGTTTGGTGAGTATATTACAAATGGATACATATTTAAATTTGAATAAAAACAAAGAATATAGTTTGTTCGATATAGCAATAAAGAACAATTCTATACTTCATAATAAATTAATGAAAAATACTTCTATATTTAGAGCAAGCGATAATTATGAAGAGGTTGAAATATTTGAGGTAGTTTTAAAGAAAAGAAAACTGAAAAAACATGATTATAAAGGGTTTGCATTACCTATATCATATGATTTATTAGAAGATATTCTGAAAAATAACAGAGAAGATATAACAAAATTCAAGGTCAGTCAGGATGAGATAAGTAAACCAATAGATTTACTCGCAGACAAATTTGTAAATCATGTAAAACTAGTTAAAAATAATAATCGTGTAGTTGATTCGGAAAGTATGTATGAAAATATTAATTCATATTTTGTATCAGTTGTTTCAGAAACTTGTGATAAGGTGGAATAATTATGAAAGAATTTAGTAGAATTCAGATAATTGATAAGATTGTAATAGGAATTTTACCAATACTTATTGCGGTAATAGGAATTTTGATAATTCCTAAAAACAGTATAACGATTGATGAAGGCATTGAAAATTGTAAGATGATGCTTGACATATGGGGAGTTATGTTAGGATTTGTTATTACGGCATTGTCTATATTATTAACGGTTCATGAGAATGGATATGTGAAAATGTTAATTGACACAGGACATTTCTCAACAATATTATTTTCTTATATGTGTTGTTGCATATCTTTGTTTATAGCGGTAGTTACATCGATTATATTAATTTATGCAAAATATTGGAATGAATGTATCTATATGCTTTTTAAAGGGCTGATAATAAATACATTTTTAAGTTTAGGTTTTGCATTATTCTTTATGTTTAAAATTATTTTAAAAAACATATATTAATATGATTTAAGACACTCTTCGGAAAACGCTGTTGGTATAAAACAGTGTTGTTCCGAGGAGTGTTTTTTTAATGCAAAAATTAGCAAGAAAGGAGTGGTTGCAGTGACAATTAAGGAACAGAAATTTTGTGATGAACTTTTGTCGGATCCAGATTTTAACAAAACAATGGCATACAAAAAGGCATATCAAAATGTCAAAAATGATAACGTTGCGGCTGCAGCTGCTTCCAGGCTTATGAATAAGCCGGAGATTAAAGAATATATAGAAAAGCAGTTAGCTGAATTGCACAATGAAAAAACAGCAGACGCACAGGAAGTATTGGAGTATCTCACATCAGTAATGAGAAGGGAACATAAAGAAAATGTTGTAGTTACTTTGAGCAGAGAAACATCTACATATGTTCCAGATGAAAAAGGGACAATGAGAAAGCAAACAGTTAAGGAAGAGATACCCCAAATAGTTGAAATACCTACAAGAGTTTCAGATGCAAATAAAGCAGCTGAGCTTCTTGGTAAGAGATATGGGTTGTATACAGATAAGCTTGATGTAAACAATGAGGCAGAGGAAAAGAAAGCAGAGAAGTTGGATAACATTGCTAGTATTTTAGCTCAAATGACACCTGTAAGAGAGGGTGAGTAGATTTGTTAATACTATCACCTAAATTTAAAGAATTTATATTAACAGAAACAAAGCGAGATTATCTTGAAGGTACTACTGCAGCAGGAAAAACTACTGTAGGTATATTTAAGTTTATGCTTATGGTGGCAAAGAGCGATATTAAGTATCATGTTATTGCAGGAGCAGACCTTGGGACTGTTGAGAAGAACGTAATTAACAATGAACGAGGCCTTTTAGATCAGTTCGATGGTTTAGCTGAATATTATCCTAAAGGTCAGGGCAAAATTGGTTTATCTCATATTAAGTACCAAACACCAAATGGTGAAAAGATAATTTACGTGTGTGGTTATGATAATAAGGCACGTTGGAAAAAGGTATTGGGTTCACAGCAGGGATGTGTTTACATTGATGAAGTTAATACGGCAGATATGGAGTTCTTAAGAGAAATATCCCATAGATGTAAGTATATGATGACTACATCAAATCCTGACAGCCCTGATTTGCCGGTATATAAAGAATTTATTAATCATAGCAGACCTTTAAAAAAATATATTAAAGATTATCCGGAAGAATTGCTGGCAGAGTTAAATGAACCTGAAAAAGTTGGCTGGGTTCATTGGTATTTTACTTTTAATGATAATGCTAGTTTAACAGAGCAGGATATTCAGGACAAAATAGATGCGGTTCCGGTTGGAACCAAAATGTATAAAAACAAAATATTAGGTCTTAGAGGAAAGGCTACAGGTCTTGTATTCAGCATATTTGACAGAAAGCATCATGTTATTACAGTTGATAAAGCAAAAGCATTTATCAGAAACAGAGCAGATAAAAAGCAGACAGAATGGTTTGAAATATATACAAGTGGATTAGATACAGCGTATTCAACCAAAAGTCCTGATACAATAGCCATGAGTTTTGCAGGAATAACAAATAGAGGCAGATATATACTTTTGGATGAAAGAGTATATAACAATGCTGAAATCGGAACTCCGGTAGCTCCATCTGATACTGCAAAGAATTATTATGATTTTTTGGAAAGAAACAGAAAGGAATGGGGGCTTGCAAAGCATACATTTATTGATTCTGCTGATGCGGCAACTATAACTGAATTAAAAAAGTTTAAAAGAGAACACGCACAATGCTTATATGTGTTCAATGAAGCATATAAGGGTGTGAAAATTATAGATAGAATTATATTACAACTTGGTTGGATGAACTTTAATGATGATAAAGACATTCAGTCAAGTTTTTTAATTGTTGAAACCTGTAAGGAATATCAAAAGGAATTAGATAAGTATTCGTGGAAAGAGGAAAAGGACCAGGAACCGGAAGACGGCAATGATCATATGGTTAACTCAGTTCAGTACAATTGGATTCCATACAGAAAGAAAATAGGAGTAAATAAAGAATGAGGTTATTAGATAAAATGAGAGATGGAATAAGACATTTTTTAAGAATACAGGACGCTCCAAAACAGACGTTTAACATTAGGGAATTACTTAATTATGATGGAAACTGTGTAAAAAATCTTATTTGGTATCGTGGTGATAGCTACGAACTGACACAGCTTTATCAAAACATTCCAGGTGGTTCTGATGGTGTGAAGTTTTGGGCTGCACGTTCAACTGTTGGAAGAGAGATAAGAAAAATACATACAGGCTTACCAGGGATTATAGTTGACCGATTGACTGACATTATTATTAATGATTTTAGCCAGATTACATTTGCAAAAGATACAGACAAAAGGACATGGGATGATATAGCAGAAGATAATAACTTTAAAGAAATACTTAAAAAGGCAACGTCTAAGATGCTTGTATTAGGTGATGGTGCATTTAAAATATCACTCGATACAAAAATAAGCCAATATCCGATTATAGAGTTTTATGGAGCAGATAAAGTTGATTATGTGTATAACAGAGGACGAATACAGGAAGTAGTTTTTACTACTGAATATAGATACAACGATACAAGCTACTACTTAAAAGAACATTATGGATATGGTTATATTGCCTACAAACTTTACAGAGAAATGGATGAGGTAAGTGTTGCTGTTAATACAATTCCAATGTTGAGTGGATTAACCGATGTTGCATTTGATGAATCAGTAATGATGGCACACCCAATAAAGTTTGGAGAAAGTGCAAAATGGGAGGGAAGAGGTCAGTCTATCTTTGATAAAAAGACGGATGATTTTGATGCGTTAGATGAAGCGTGGAGTCAATGGATGGACGCTTTAAGAAAAGGACGAAGTAAGGAGTGGATTCCTGAATCATTACTTCCAAGAAATCCTGAAAGCGGAGCAATTATCAAGCCAAATGCCTTTGACAATTCTTATATTGCAAAAGGTGATGATATGTCCGAAAATTCTCAAAACAAAATTGAAGTGACACAGCCAGCAATTCCGCACGAATCGTATCTGGCAACGTACATTACTGCCCTGGACTTGTGCCTGCAGGGTATTATAAGTCCTAGCACGTTGGGAATTGATGTAAAGAAGTTGGACAATGCAGAAGCACAGAGAGAAAAAGAAAAGACTACTCTTTATACAAGAGGAAACATAGTAGACATCTTACAGGACCAGATACCTTTATTTATTCAGAAAGTATTTGATGTTATCAATATAAGTCAAAATAAAACATTAACAGAAGTTAAATGCACAATTGATTTTAGTGAGTATGCTAATCCATCATTTGAAAGTCAGGTAGAGACAGTTGGAAAAGCTAAGACACAGGGAATTATGAGTGTAGAAGCATCCGTTGAGGAACTGTATGGTGATACAAAAGATGAAGAGTGGAAAAAAGAAGAAGTTGCAAGATTAAAGGCAGAGCAGGGAATAGCAGACGAACAGGAACCTGCTTTGAACATGGAAGGAGTTTTGATTAATGAAGGTAATAGTGGGAAAGAAAGTATATCAGATGTCAAAGAATAAGGCTATGAATCTTCTTAGACTTGCAAGTGAGCAGGTTCCAAGAGGAATATATGCATTGGAGAAAGACAAAGTAATTGAAATGAGAAATGATAAATGTAATTCAGCTACTCAGGTAAAAAGTTTAAAAAGACAGTTTAAAAAGGCTGGTTTTAAAGTATATGCTAACGGAGTTGATTAGAAGATATGCCAAAGGATTATGACGTTGAAGAGGCTTTCAGAGCAATTGAGAATGAACTTATAAATTCTATGATGCGCAATTTGTCACATCACAGAGCAGAAGAAATGAAAGAAGGATTGAACTGGACTTCATGGCAGGCAGAACAGCTTAAGGCTCTTAATGTATACAAGCAAAAGAATCAAAAGAAGTTCACCAAGATATTTGCAGATATTAACAGAAATATTGAAAAGTCCATATTGCTACATAGAAGAACAGGAGAAACCGAACAGGAGAAAGCCATTCTTGAAGCAATAAAAAAGGGAGCAAAGTTAACACATAAGGCAGGAAGCACCATAGAAGGTGCTTTTTTTCGTATTAACGATAGAAAGTTAGATGCATTGCTAAATGAGGTTAATAGCAGCATGAGAAAAGCAGAAACTGCAATGCTCAGAATGGCAAATGACCAGTACAGAAAAGTCATATTCAATTCGCAGGTTTATTATAACTCTGGAGCAGGTACATATGAAAAAGCAGTGGATATGGCTACAAAGGACTTCTTAAGCCGTGGCATTAACTGCATTCAGTATAAAAATGGTGCCAGAGTGAACATTGCTTCGTATGCAGGAATGGCACTAAGAACAGCCAACACAAGAGCATATTGTCAGGGCGAAGGCGCTAAACGTCAGGAATGGGGCATAACAACAGTTATAGTAAATAAACGTGGTTTACCTTGTCCTAAATGTGGAAGATGGATTGGAAAGATACTCATAGATGATGTATGGAGTGGTGGAAAAGCAAGTGATGGACCATATCCGTTAATGTCTCAGGCTATGGCAGGCGGTTTATATCATCCAAACTGCAAAGATGGACATACAACATATTTTCCAGGAATTTCTGACAAGCCTGAAAAGGTAACAAAGAAAGAAATGAAGCAGGCAGTAATTGCAGAAAAACAGGAAAGCAGGGAAAATTTAATACAGAGAAACATAGATAAGTTTGATAGGTTATCAAATTATTCATTGGATGAAGAAAACAAGAAGATATATGTATCTAGGGCAAATGCCTGGAATAATATAAAAAAATCTCAGAAGGGTATAAATTTTGGAAAAGCCTTAGAAAGTGGAAATATTAATAATAAAAGGGTAGGAAATAATAATGTTGACTTAAACAAAATGAAGGAAGAATTTGGGAAGAAATTTAATCAATTAACTAATGATTCTGCAACAAATGATGCTTTAAGAAAGTATGCAAAGGCTATGTTGATTCATAGAAACGGAACTGATGGAGAAGACCTTTATATTATTAGTAAGAAATCAGGAAAAAAATTATTTTCTAAAACAAATAGCAATAATATTTTAGGGGTAGAATTAAATAGAGAAGAAATTGAATTGATAAGGCAAATGCCATTAAAAATAGGAATACATAATCATCCCACAAATATATTACCAACAGGCAGTGATTTTGTAGTTGCTGGATATCGAAAATATGATTTTGGACTAGTAATAACACATGATTTAAAAGTTTTTCAATATAAAGTAGGAAACAGACCTTTTCCAGCTACTTATTTAGATAATAAAGTTGACAAATATATGGGAAAGAATTACAATCTACCTATATTAGAAGCGCAGAGAAAGGCATTAGACGAACTTTCAGAGGAGGGACTTATTGAATGGAGAGAGATAATGACATAATCAAGGAAAAGGATTATATTGTAAAGACAGACAGAAGTCCAGAAGAAATTGAAGAAGCAATAAAGAAATCCAGAGAAGAAATGGAAAGAATGAAAGAATGGCCAATGGCATAGATACCACCCAGTTATGAAACTAGGTGGTATTTATTTTTAAGGAGGTTCTATGGATAATTTCAAAATTATATACAAAATTCTGAAAGCTATGGAAGTAGCAATGGATTTAGAAGAATTTGACACAAAGTCAATATCTAAAGAGGCATTTGGATTAACAGAAGCAAGATGGAGTAGAATTATTGCAATGCTTGCAAATGAAGGCTATTTGACTGGAATAGAAATATGGAACAACTTCGATTGTGGATATCCTAAAGTAGCATTATCTAGGCCAGAGATAACAATAAAGGGATTAGAATATTTAGAACAAAACAGTTTAATGAAGAGAGCTGCTGAAATGGCAAAGGGAATTAAGGAAATAGTTCCAGGAATTTAGTTAAAGAATAAAGATAGATAATGGCATCTAAAAGGTGCTTTTTTTATGCAATGAAATAAAGGAGGTAACAAATGTTAATCGCAAAAATCAATTTTTATGACAAGGAAAACAACCTTTCTTTGGTAAAAGCCGGAGATGAAGTTAGGGCAAAAACAAAAGAGCGAAAGGATTATTTATTAAGAATTGGCGCAGTAATTGAAAAAGACGAACCAAAGGCATCTACAAGTAAGTAGGTGCTTTTTATATGCCCAAAACGTGATGGCTTAAAACTCTCGGAATATGCTGACGAGCTAAAACGGAAAGGATAAATAAGATGAAGAAAACAACATTAATACCAATGAACATTCAGTTTTTTGCAGAAGGCTCAGGTGATGGTGGAGATGGAAACGGTAATGGTAACAATGGCCAGAGTAATACCGGTAATGGTAACAGTAACCAAAATACTGGAAACAGTAATCAGGGTGCAACATATACCCAGGAACAGTTAGACGGAATTGTTAATAGCAGAACTGCAAGAGCTGAGCAGTCGGCTTTAAGGTCGTTCTTTCAACAGCAGGGAATGTCAGAAAATGAAGTGACACAGGCAATTAACAGTTACAAAGCGCAGAGAGCAAAGAATACACCTGATGTTGCAGGAATGCAGACAGAGCTTGCACAGACTAAAAGTCAGAATCAGCAGCTTATGGTTCAAAATTCAGCAACAATACAGGCTGTGGAGTTAGGAATTGATGCAAAATCTATTCCATATGTAATAAAAATGGCTGATTTTAAGGAAGTAATGAATACAGATGGAACAGTTGATGCTGAAAAAGTAAAAGCAGCAATAAACAAGGTTTTAGAAGATGTACCAGCCTTGAAACCAGCAGATAGTGGAGCAAATAATAATCAGGGATTTACACAGATTGGAGCTCCAAATAGTAATAATCAGCAAAACCAGGATGACTTGTTAAGAGGCATCTTTGGAATAAAGAAAAAATAGGAGGTAGTAATACATGGCAGCATTACAGTACGCTGATATTTTCAGCAACATTTTAATCGAATTATATGGTCAGTCACAGGTTTCTGTAGATTTATATAATTCAAATTCAGACATTCAGATTGTGAATGGTAAAAACTTAAAGATTCCTAAATTATCAGTAAGTGGATATAAGGACCATACAAGAGGTAGTTTAGGTTTTAACACAGGTTCATATTCAAATGAGTATGAAACAAAGACATTAGAACACGACAGAGATATTGAGTTTGTAATCGACCCGGTAGATGTTGATGAAACTAATTTAGTAGTAACAATTGCAAACATTCAGAAGAGATTTGAAACAACTCAGGCTATTCCTGAAGCAGACTGCTATACATTTAGTAAACTTTATTCAGAAGCTAAAAGAGTAGGTGCAAAGATTAAGACAACAGCTCTTACAACAGCAAATGTTCTTTCAGATTTTGATGATAACTTGGAAGCTATGACAGATGCAGGTGTTCCACTTGACAGAGTTATTCTTTATTGTACACCAGCTTACCTTAAGTTGCTTAAGAATGCAGAGGGTATTCAGAGAACACTCGAAGTAAGCGGAGCAAAGGGAATCGACAGAAGAGTTCATTCTATCGATGATATTGGAATGATTAAGGAAGTTCCATCTGCAAGATTTAAGTCCATATATAACTTTACTTCAGGATGTACAGCTGATGTATCAGCGGTTCAGATGGATTACATGTTAATTGACCCTGAATGTCAGGTATCAAGAAACAAGTATAGTTTCATTACAGTATTTGAACCTGGAACAGATTCAAGAACTGCGGACAACTATTTATATCAGAACAGAAAACTTAATGGTACATTTGCTATTGATGAACTTATGAAAGAGGGATGTATCATTCATGCAGCAGCAGAATAGGAGGCAATACCATGAGAGCGGTAAAGGATAATAAGGTATATAACATATCTAAAATGCAGAAAGATGAATATCTTACATTAGGATACGATATTTACGATGATGAAGGTAAAATTTTAGAACACTCACCTAAGACTACAGTTTCATATGCAGAATATGAAAAGGTGGTTAAAGAAAGAGATGAGTTAAAAGCTCAGCTTAATAAAATTTCAGGTGACAAATTCTCTGCAATGGAAGCGGATGAATTAAAAGCATATGCTACAGAACATGGAATTGATTTAGGTAATGCCACATCAAAAGAAGGAATTATCAAAAAAATCAAAGCTAGTAATGCAGAATAGGGGGTGAGCCTATGGCTTACACCCCTTATGTATCTTTGGAAGAATATTTGAAAACTGCCAGAGAGTTAATACCACAAGATGATGTTGATAAGATGCTGAGGCAGGCAAGTAGACATATTGATGCACTGACATTTAACAGAATTGTTGCCAAAGGATTTGATAATCTTACGGAATTTCAAAAAGATGTGGTAAAAGAGGTTGTATACAGACAGGCAGAATTTGAATATGAAAATGAAGACATGATTAATACTGTATTATCAAGTTATTCACTTAATGGAGTATCAATGAATTTTGGTAGTTCATGGAATTTATATATTGAGGATGGAGTCGCAATTAGAAAAGATTTATATGCTTTATTAGAGCAGACAGGGTTGTGCTGCAGATTGGTAGGTGTGTAATGAAATATCCTAATTTGGTACCAAAATCGATGTGCAAGACAGATATAAATGTAACTATTTATAAAGAAGGAGTATCTGAAACAGGTGCTCCTTTAATTGCACTTAATGATGAATTAAAGTGTAATTATCAGGACATGGCATATACAAAAATGACCGCAGAACAGAAGATAGTAACTTTAAGCGGAAAAGCTTATTTTTGTGGAGATATATGCCCGGAGCAGGCTGTTATAAGTAGTGGGAAAGTAACAGTGTTTGGAGTGGAAAGAACAATATATCAGGGAACAAAAGCAAGAAATCCGGATGGAAGTGTAAATTATACGTTATTGGAGTTGGTTTAATATGAAAGTAAGTTCAACTATCAAATTGAATATGGGTAGGATAGCAAAATTAACAAAAGCACAAAGAATGGCATTAGAAATGACTGCGGAAGCAGTACATACTGATATGGTTCAGTCTCAGGTAATTCCATTTGATACAGGTAATTTACAGAATACACAGACTTTTGTAGATTATTCTGACAGTGCAAGCGGAAAGATTACAATTGCTTTTAATACTCCATATGCAAGAAGGTTGTACTATCATCCTGAGTTTAATTTTACAAAATCAGAAAATCCAAATGCAAAAGGCAGATGGGCAGATGATTATCTTGAAAATGGTTCCAAAAAGGACTTTGCACGAAAAACATATAAACAATTGTATAAAAAACTTGGAGGTATATAGATGATTTCTTTAAAGGATATAAAAGACTGGTTGAAGCAGTTTGATATAGCTGAACATTATTACATGGGAAAGTTAGATAACAAGCAGGATAAATCTATTGGAATATATCAGAGAAGAACATCTGATCAGCCAAGAATGTGTATAGGTGAAAAGTCATCATATGACATTAAACCTGTATCAATACTTATGCATTGGTCAAATGATGCAGATGAAACAGAAGAAAAAGCGATGGCTTTATGGAATGTTTTAAGAAGCCAGACAAATGTAACAATTAACAATGTTCATATCCCTTATATAAAGTTACTTAATTCAGAACCTATAGATGTAGGAACAGATGAAAAAGGAGTATACGAAAGGGTTATAGAAATAGATTTTTATTATTCGAAAGGAGTATAATATGTCAGCAGAAAATTCAGGAGTTTTTCCGGTATATAAAAATGCGTTTAAGGTGGGAGCTGCAAAGGCATCTTTAAATGACATAGCTGATATGGAAAGTTTTTCAGTGTCATTTGACAATGGTATTGAAAACTGGACACCAATGGATGCAGAAGGATGGCAGAGAGGATTAATGACAGCAAAAGCATTGACAATCTCAGTATCCGGAAAAAGAAACAACGGAGATACAGGAAATGATTACGTAGCAGGAAAAGCATTTGTAAATGGTAGGGATGCAGAAGGATGTTTTCAGTGGACATTCCCAGATGGCACAGTAGTACTAATGGAAAATGCAATTTTTAGCGTAACAGCACTTGGAGCAGGTGACAGTACAGCAGTAGGACCACTTGAATTTGAAGTTCAGAGTAACGGTAAGCCAACTGTAACACCGGCAATTTAGAATTAAGGAGCAGGGTTAAAAGCCTTGCTCCATTTTAGTATTAGGAGGAATATAACATGTCAAAGATTATTGATATTACAGATAAATTAGATTTTGAAGAAAACCCAAGATTAAAAGTAAAAGATATAGAACTCGAAGTTGATGCAAGTGCAGAAAACTTATTGAAAGTAATGGGTCTTGCAACAGATGAACCAACGGCTAAGGATGTTCTTGAAATGTGTGAAATCATATTTACAAAAGAAAGCAAAAAGAAATTAGATTCTTTACATCTTAATTTCAAAGACTATAACACTGTAGTAATGGCTGCAATTAATCTTGCGTCCGGAAGTGAGAATGAACAGTCGGGGGAGTAGATACATTCTATGACCTGATAGATGATTTTGACCTCATAGTGAGTTCTTTTGCATCTCAGTATGGAATAAGGCTGGCAGAATTAAAAACAATGCGGTGGAGTGAATTTGTGAGCTTGCTAATAGGAATTTCACCAGATACGGCACTTGGAAGAATAGTTTCCATTAGAGCAGAAACAGACAAGGAGATACTAAAGAACTTTAATGATGAACAAAGGAAAATCAGGAATGAATGGTTATCGAAACATTCACGGGCAACAGTAAAAAAAGAAGATGCAGAGAAATCAATGCAGAACATAGAAAAGATGTTTATGAGAATGGCAGGGTTAAATGTATAGAATTAAATGCAATATATGTGGGCAAACCTTATGCAAAGCGGACATCTTTAAGGGTGAAATTAAATGCCCACGATGTAATCAAATTAATTACATAGAGTTTATCAGGAAAAGAAAAAATGAAGTCAAGAGCCAATAATCTCCACCTTAGAGTAGGAGAGCGTGCCTGCTTTAGAAAGGAGAGAGAATATGGCTGAAAGTGTAGGTCAGATTGGACTTGATTTAGTTATTAATCAGAATCAATTTCAGTCACAGTTAAACGGAATAAAATCAGTTGCAAAAAAGGCAGGGGCAGTTATAGCTTCTGCCTTTGCTGTTAAAGGAATAGTTAACTTTGGAAAAGAATGCCTGGAATTAGGTAGTGATTTAGCAGAAGTTCAGAACGTAGTCGATGTAGCATTCCCAAATATGAGTAGTACAATTGATAAATTCGCTAAAAGTGCAGCAGCTCAATTTGGATTATCAGAAACTATGGCCAAGAGATATGCCGGTACATTTGGCTCGATGGCATCAGCGTTTGGATTTACAGAAAAAGAAGCAGCTAATATGAGTACCACATTAACAGGATTAGCCGGTGATGTGGCATCATTTTATAACATTAGTCAGGATGAAGCATATACAAAAATAAAATCTGTATTTACAGGTGAAACTGAATCTTTAAAAGATTTAGGTGTAGTAATGACACAAACAGCGTTAGATCAGTATGCTCTTGCTAATGGTTATGGAAAAACAACTGCAAAGATGAATGAGCAGGAAAAAGTTGCGTTAAGATATGCATTTGTTCAACAACAGTTATCAAATGCTACAGGCGATTTCGCCAGAACATCAGACAGTTGGGCAAATCAAACAAGATTATTAGCATTGCAGTTTGACAGTCTGAAAGCAAGTTTAGGTCAGGGGTTAATTAATGTGTTTACTCCGGTTATTAAGGCAGTTAATGTACTTTTAGGCAAATTGGCAACGCTTGCAAGTGCATTTAAAGCATTTACAGACTTAATTACAGGTAACAAGAATGCAGAAAAATCCACAACAGGAATAGCAACAGGAATGGAAAATGCTTCTGCAGCCGCTTCTGATGCAAACAGTAATGTGAAATCAATAGGAGATACTGCTACAAAGACGGCAAAAAAAGTTGAAAAATCACTTGCAGGCTTTGACAAGATAAATAAATTAACTGAACCAACATCAGATGATTCATCATCAGGAAGCAATGGAAGTAATGGTAGTTCAGTAGCCGGTAGTCAAGTTGACTATGGAAGTCTTAATAAAGGTGAGACAGAACTAGATGGATATTCAAAGAAATTTGCAAAGATTTTCAAGGACATGCAAAAAGAACTGGCACCAACAACAGAAGCATTAAAAAAACTGTACAATGAAGGTTTGTCTAAATTGGCTGGTTTTAGTTGGAATGCACTTAAAGGCTTTTATACTAATTTTTTAGTTCCAGTTGCCAAATGGACATTAGGCAAAGGATTACCTGAATTTATATCAGCATTAAATGATGGATTAAACAATATAAATTATGGAAAAATAGAAAAATCCTTAAATAATTTATGGAAAGCACTAACTCCATTTGCCATTAATGTAGGTGAGGGTTTACTTTGGTTTTGGAAAAATGTATTAGTTCCATTAGGTACATGGACAGCTAATGAAGTAGTCCCAAGATTTTTAGAAACCCTTAAAAATGCAATAAACATACTTAATGCAGTAATTGAAGCATTGAAACCATTGTTTAAATGGCTATGGGATAACGTATTAACTAAAATTGCAAGTTGGACAGCCGGAGCATTCACCACAATATGGGATGGAATTAATGGAGTACTAAATAAATTCTCGGATTGGTGTGAAAAACATCCGGGAACAATCAGGACAGCAACAGTTGCCGTAGCAGGATTTATGGCAGCATGGAAAGCAATAAAATTCGGCGAATTTATTGTAAATGCAGGTGGTATAGTGTCAATTCTGGAAAAAATGAAGAAAGCTATATCAGCGTGTACCGTTGCAAAGATAAAGGACAATATCGAAACAGCCAAGATTGTTGCGCTATATGCAAAAGATGCAATAGTGAAGGCCGCAAGTACTGCAAAAACTATTGCATTAACAGTAGCGCAAAAAGCAGCCGCATTAGCACAAAAGGCATTAAATATTGTTATGAATGCAAATCCTTTGGCTTTAATAGTAGTTGCAGTTACAGCATTAATTGCAGCATTTGTATTGCTGTATAACAAGTGCGATTGGTTTAAGAAAGCTGTTGATAAAATTTGGAAAGGTATTAAAAGTGCCTTCTTTGTGTGCTTTGATGCAATTAAGGAATTTTTAACTACAACATTACCTGATGCATTTTCAAAATTAAAAGAAAAAATAGACCCTATATTACAAACTATAGTAGGAATAGTTAAGACTTATATAGAAAGTATTCAAACTGTAATTAATGGAATAACTACAACTGCAAAGGGAGTAGTAGACTTTATTACAGGAGTATTCTCAGGTGATTGGAAAAAGGCATGGGATGGAATAAAGGGAATCTTTAGTGGTTTCTTTACAGCATTAAAAGGAATACTTGCAACAGTTGGAACAGTCATAAGCGGGCCATTTAAGGTAGCATGGTCAGCTATATCAACAACATTTAAAGGAATGGGTAGTTGGTTTCAGACTAAATATGACGCAGTTAAAACAGTTTTCGTTAATGTTGGAACATTCTTCAGTGAGAAGTTTACAGGAGCATATGATAAAGTCAAAAGTGCGTTTGCAAATGTAAAATCATTCTTTAAAGAAGATGTATGGGGAGCAATTAAAGGTTGCTTTAGCAATGTAGTTGATTGGTTTAGCTCAAAGTTTAGTGCTGCGTGGACAGCAGTTAAGGATGTATTCAGTACAGGTGGAAAGATATTTACCGGAATAAAGGAAGGTATAGCTGATACGTTTAAGACAGTAGTTAATGGATTAATAGATGGAATAAATAAGATTATTAAAATGCCGTTTAATTCCATTAACGGAATGCTTAATAAGATTAGAGGAGTAGGAATAGGTAACGTAAAACCATTTGAAAGTCTATGGAGTGAAAATCCAATATCAGTACCTCAAATACCTAAACTTACACCAAAACTTGCACAAGGTGGTTTTGTTAAAAAGAACACTCCACAGCTTGCAATGATTGGTGATAACAGACATCAGGGAGAAGTTGTTGCACCTGAAAACAAATTACAGGCTATGGTAGATGAGGCAGTAAGTAAAGCTGGCGGTAACGGAATCACAAAAGATGAATTAGCAAGAATAATGGACAGAGCAGTAATCAGAATTATAGCAGCTCTTTCAAGTGTTGGATTTAATATCGATGGCGAACAATTGGCAAGACTTGAAAAAGCAAAGAAAGCAGCATTAGACAGACGTTTTAATAGTGTGACGATAGGATAGGAGAAAATAAATGGCAGCAGAAGCAATATTAAAGGCAGGAGAGATTGAACTGCCTGCTCCTGTCAGTCTGTCTATATCGGATGAACTGATATGGACGGCAGATACAGGCAGAACATTAAACGGAAAAATGACAGGTGATGTAGTTGCAGAAAAAAAGACAGTAAGCATAACATGGGGAATTTTAACAGAAAATGAATACTTAAAAATTAAGAAAAATCTAACAAGAGGATTTTTCCCGGTTACGTTCAGAGATGATGGTGGCTTGATAACTATTAAGACATACAGAGGAACATTAACTAAAGAAGTTTTAGGAAGATTGTCGGATGGAGTTTTTTATTACAAATCGGCAACAGTAGACTTGATTCAACAGTAAAGAGGAAATTAAATGATTAATGTAACAGAAGCATATAAAGAAGCAATAAAGGAAGATAGAATATTTGACCTGCAGGATAAAATTATTCTTAAAGATGATACGGAAATACCATTAATTATGTCAGATGTTTTGGCATATTCCATTAATTCGGCTACATCATCTGACAGTACATTTGATGTAGGAAGTGTTGTGGCGGCTAAATTATCGCTGACAATCGATAACACGGATGAAAGATTTGAAGATGTGGACCTGACAGATGCAAGAATATCAACAAAGATAGGTCTTTTAGTAGAAGACAGCTTTGAATATGTAACAAAGGGAATATTTTACATTAACAGTGCCCAGGATTCAGGAGACACAATAGTTATTGAGGCTTATGATAAGATATTATTTCTTGATTTACCATATGCAGAAAGTACTTTGGCATATCCTGCAACCATCAGGGAAATACTTCAGGAAGCGTGTACACATTGTGGAATTACATTAGACACAACTACAATAGGAACCGGAGCAAATTATATAGTTAATTCAAGACCGGCTACAGATTCACTTACATTCAGGGACATTGTAAGCTATTGTGGGAAAATTCTGGGAAAGTATGCATACATATCAGCAGATCAGAAATTAAAATTTGCATGGTATGAAAAATCAAATTCTCCTTATGAAATAACAGAACAGTCTTCATTAACGAAGAATCGTTCGTCAATGACAATAACAGGTGCGAGATTTGGATATACAGTTACAACTGTTAAGGAAGGAGAATCTGAAGCGACGGAAGAAAACAAGACGGCATTTGTTGGAACAGAAGGATATGTTCTAACTATGGAAGATAATCCTTTGATTCAGACGGAGGACATGGCAAATAAAGTAATGAATATACTAAAAAGTTCCGTGGTAGGAACAACAATAAGGGTTTACAGTTTATCGTGTTTATCTGACCCTACAATAGAAGCAGGGGACAGTATTAAAGTAACTGACAGAAAAGGAAGGTCATTTGAAAGTTTTGTCACAAACTGTACTTTTACACTTTGTGGCAATCAGGAGTTATCTTTAGGCGCTGAAACTGAAACAGAAAATCAATACCAGCGCTTTTCAATATCTGACAAAATAGTATCAAAGGCACATCAGAACAACCAGCAGTTAATTAATGATTACAATAACGAAATGCAGAGATTAACGGATTTGATGATGGGTTCGTTTGGTATATATAAGACAGAAGAAAAACAGAAAGATGGTTCAACTATTTTCTATCTTCACGATAAGGAAACATTGAAAGAATCAACAACAATATGGAAAATGACAGCAAATGCAATTGCAGTTTCGACTGATGGTGGAAAGACGTTTAATGCAGGACTTGGAAAAGATGGCAATGTAATTACAAAAGTACTTTCAACTATAGGTATCAATTTCGATTGGGCAAAGGGTGGTACTCTTAATCTTGGTGGAGAAAAGAACGGCAATGGTGTTTTAAAGGTCACAGATTCGTCAGGTAATTTAGTTGGAATGATGTCAAACGATGGATTAATGGCTAATCGCGGAAAAGTAGGCGGTTGGAATATTAGCGATTCAACTTTTTCACAGGAAGTAACGTCAGATGTGGGAACTTATGGTGTATACATGCAACCACCTACTCCAGGAGAAAAATGGGCAGGATTTTGTATACAGAAACTTATAAGTGGCAGTACATATGATCACATGTTTGAAGTGAATGGAGATGGTAATCTGTTTGCTAAAGGATATGCAGTTATAGACGGTTCTTTAGAGACTAAGAGTTATGCAAATGTAGGAGAGAATTTAGGTGTTGGTGGTGACTTAATTGTACACGGCACTGCACAGATTGAAAATGTATCGGATATATTTGGAAAAATGTTCTGTTGTGTATCAGCGGTAGTAACAGAAAGTCCGGCAGCTATCAATGCACCAGATGGTTATATTCCAATAGCTGCAATTAACGCTGATTGGAATGCTTACCCAGATACGGCTTTTGAGATAGTCCGACAAGGTGGATATAACCTGTTGCTTACAAGAAATTTAAAGACAAATCCGGCAACATCAGGTAACTATGTAGTAGGAAGTGGTGGAGGAAGAAGAGCCAACATTCTTTTTGTTAACAGAAAGTTTATATCCGGCTATGACGTATAGAAAGGAGGCAGACATGGACAATAACATACATGAGGTAGAATTTGGAAACTCAACCCTGACACAGATTGAACAGCTGTATCAATATGACAAGGGGCAGATTCTTAAGATAACAGACAAAGTAGAAGATGGAACAGAGGTACAGTTTTCAAATGGCAATAGCGAAACAACAATAAATAAAGCAATAAACGATAGTCAGGTAGAAATACCTGATATTTTATTGCAGGAAAATAAGAAAATCCTGGCATATTTGAAAATAATTAAATCTGACAGCGAAACAACAATCAAGACTGTAATTATTCCTGTTAAGGCACGTACAAAGCCGGCAGATTACATTGAACCTGAACAGGAAAAGCCGTTTAGAAAATATGTTGAAGAAAAGCTTGAAAACGCAGAAAAACTTGTAGCCGAAGCAAATGACAAAGTCAAAGTTAATGAAGAATGCTTAAAGCAGATAGACATAAAAACAGAGCAATCTGTTAATCAGATAGCAGAGGTGACAAACGGTAAGATTAAAGACTTAGCAAATACAACAAATCAACAGCTAGAGAACATAAATAACACAGCAGTATCACAGATTGAAGCTATAAACAGTTCTGCGGTAGCCGCAGGAGAATCGCAGATAAAAGGTATTAATAATACAGCTACAAGTCAGATTAGTGCCATTAATAGCACAGCTTTAAGCCAGATTAGTAGCATTACAAATATAACAAATCAACAGTTGGGGAATATAAATGCCGCAGCTACACATCAGATAGGAATTATTGAGTATAAAACATCTACACAGATTGAGAGTATTAATAATACAGCTACAAGTCAGATTAGTGCCATTAATAGCACAGCTTTAAGCCAGATTAAGAGCATCAACAATGTGGCGCAGGAAATGAATTTACATTATTCTGAAATGTGTAGAAACCTAGGGATTGACCATAACGGAATTGTATTTGCAGAGACAACTAGAGAAAGACCGTCTACAATGTATTCTATTGATGTAAGTAATTTTAAATATATAAAGTTTGCAAAAGTTGTTATAGGTGATTTTATTGAAGTTACTTTACCTGCAGAAGGTATATGTAGTATCTGGATAACAAATTTAGAAGCCGTAGAAACTAATGTAATTTCAGATAAAGAATATGATGTTTCACTAATTAGTGAATTAAAATATTATGTAGCATATCCAGGCTCAGGTCATAAGGCTATAGTTAACTATAGTCTTTATAACGATGAAGATGGAATTAATGGAGTGACAGATTTGATAGTTGAAAATGCTTTAGGAGGTGACTATTAATGATACTAACAAAATTCCTAAAAAACATAGCAGATGCTATCAGATACGCAGAAAAGAGCACTAATAAAATAAAAGCAATTGATTTTGCTGATAGGATTAAAAAACTAGGTGGTAACGGATTTAAAGTAGAAATAGTGGAGGACAGTTATGAAGTTAAATTGGAAACTAATTTTAAAACGGAAACAATCGTTATAAATGATACTGACGAGACTGTAGTAGAGGATAAATTAGAAGAAAGTGAGGAATAATATATGAATTATAAATATGTGAAGGTTACAGATAATAGTGTTTATTCAAAATTAAAAAATGCATTAGAAGAATTTTATGGTGAAAATGTTGAAGTAGTATATGTTTCTGATACAACCACAAATTTTATAGGAAGTATGATATTTAGAATAAACAAATTTTCTACAAAATATATACGAATTGCAACTAGTAATAGGTGGGGAGAAAGAGAAATATCTTTTGGAGATTCTTTATCTTCTAATAAACAAAACATTCTTAACCCAACTTATTTTGCAGGAAAGTTGAGTGATGAAAACAGTTGGAATACTACTGCATATAAAAGTATGTCAATCCTATGTATGGAAGATAGTATTTGCATTATAATTAAATGCTCAAATTCAACGAGCAATTGTTTAATAGGTGGAATAGCAAAAGCGACAGATAATAAATTCTACGCATATGGATATGTTGGCGGAAATGATAGTGGAATATATAATAGTCCGAATAAATATACATGTGTTTACAATATAACGGATGATATAAATGATAACTATGCACTTCCACTAGGAAATCCTAGATATTCAGGAAATTACAATAACGAAGATGATAAATTAGAACTTCATAAAATTCAGTTATTAAATAGTAATTTAAAACCGTTAACAGATTCTGATGGAAATAACATATATTTCAATAATTTATATGGAAGCATTGGAGTATATGACGATTCTATATTGTTCCCAAGTAGAGGTCTTATTACACCTAAAGTATCATTACAGGAACGCTTAATGTTTACAGCTAGAAGTTTGTATATTAAATTGGACTAATCACATGAAACAAATCAGAGCAGGACCGCAAGGTCTTTTTTTATTATCAAAAAACATAGAGAAGGAGAAAAAACATGAAACACATTAAAGAAATTATCACAGCAGCAGGAAGCACATTGTCCTCGTTCTTAGGAGTGCTTTACATTCCAACGTTATTAATGGTAATTTGTAACATTATTGATTATGCAACAGGCCTGATGGCTGCAAAGTACAGAGCAGACGGAACAATAAGCTCATATAAGAGTTTTAGAGGAATAGCAAAGAAAGTATCAATGTGGCTGTTGGTAGTAGTCGGTGCAATAATTGACCAGCTTATTTTATATGCATCTCAGACGGCAGGAATCACATTACCATTTACATTCCTGATAAGCTGCATAGTCGCAATTTGGATAACATGCAATGAGCTTATAAGCATTTTAGAAAACATAGTAGATATAGGTGTCACAATACCAACATTCTTACTGCCTTTAGTGAAAAATATTAAAAGTCAGACAGAAGAAAAAATACATTTTGACAATGAAAATGATGAAGAAAGTGAGGAAGAAAGATATGAAGATGTACAAGAGAATGGCTAAATCTATCAGCTATTCACCGACCAAAAGAAACAGAAAAGATGTAAAATACATAGTTATTCATTACACTGGAAATAGCAACGATACGGCAAAAAACAATGCTGATTATTACGCTACAGGAAACACAAGACTTGCCGGAGCACACTTCTTCGTAGATAAGTTAGGAAACACAGCCAGAAGTATTCCAATGAACAGAACAGCATGGGCAGTCGGAGGTGGAAAATACAATGATTGTAAAGCTACAGGCGGTGGAAAGTATTACAGCAAATGTACAAATTACAATTCAGTCTCAATTGAATTATGTGGATGTACAGAAGCAGAACCTTATACGAAAGAACAGGCAGCAGCAGTTAAGCGATTAATCAAATACATTCGCAAATACTGCCCTAATGCAAATACAGTTATACGTCATTTTGACGTTAACGGAAAACATTGCCCGGCTCCGATGATGAACGAAAAAGTATGGAAGAAATTTAAAAAGGCAATTGGCGAATAAGTGAACAGGGACTGACTAATGGGGAGTACTTCGGTGCTCCCTTTATTCATTTTGTTGTATATTGTCGGAATTTGAGATATTATATAAATATTAATGAAAAGATGAGTTTTAGCATGAAAAGATTGCTTACAGTTGAAGAACTGATAAATCATTTAAAATCTAAGATTATTTCCCTGAATTTCTATAAAAAATCACCACTTTCTTCTATATAAAAACCGTCATACGTTATTGCAATATCCTCCGCCATACTGCTATAACGTATAACGATGCCCTGAAACACCGATAAATAAAGGGATTGCGGGCAATTTGGCGTTAGTCGTTAATGTAAAAAAACATCAATAATGCCCCACCTTTTTTATCATACACGATTTTTTCAACAACACTGGTCAATGCATCATGTTTTTGTCTGTCAGTTGAATTGTCTGACTTAATAATATCATATGCAGAACGTATTTTGTTCAAAAGAATGCTTTCATTTTCATCTTCAGGCTTCTTTGAGTACTGCTCCAGCATGGCGGTTAATTGTTCACGTTCCCTTTGTAATATTTCTTTGTTGGCCTTATATTCTTCAAGTGTATCAATTCCATCTCTATATGCTTCTTTAATACGTTCTTCCTTCATGCCTATTCTGTTTAATTTATTTTCAATTAATTCACTTTCTGATTTTTCTTCCTGATTTGTAGAATGTACAACATATTCTACAGTGCCACTATCAAGAACCTTCTGCAAGGCTTCCAAAATGGCAGGTTTAAGAGCATTTTCATTTGTAAGGTGCGATTCGTTGCAGGAAGCGTGATTGTATGCTGTACATTGAAAATATGTATTGCCTGATTTGCTTTTGCCAGCTCTTACAATTCGACCACCGCAAGCAGAACACACAAGAAGTCCTGATAACCAATGTTTGTATGTTGATGCCGGTCTTACTTTTTTACCAGGTCTTTTTGTTGCTTTATCTCTATCCTGTGCTGCAGTAAACAATTCATTAGATATAAATGTATCATGTCCACCATCAGTAACAATCCATTCAGATTTATCTTTGACGTTTCGTGTAGCGTGTTCTAATCTGTTCCATATTATTTTACCATTGTAAAATTCATTTCTAATAATGTAAGCTACTGTTCTGTTCTGGAACTTTCCGTTTCTTTTAGTTCTATATCCAAGAGTATTTAATTTGACGGCAATATCAAAAAATGACATCTTATCATCTACATACCATGTAAATATCTTTTTTACTATCTCTGCCTGCTCAGGTACAATTACAGGTATTCCATCCTGCATTTTATATCCGAGTGGTGGAGCAGCGTTATAACCACCTCTGGATGCTCTTTCAGTCATTCCACGCATTACCTCACCTGAAAGGTTGATAGAATAGTATTCGTCCATCCATTCAAATATACGCTGTACTAATTCGCCGATAAATCCATCAGGGATAGGTTCTGATACCGAAACAACGTCAACGTCAGCTTTTTTGAGTAGATTCTTATAAACTATAGCTTCTTCCTGATTACGCGCAAAACGACTGAATTTCCACACAAGAATTACATCTATTGGATGTTCATCGCTTTTTGCCATTGCTATGAGTTCCTGAAAAGCAGGTCTGTTAGTTGCTTTTCTGCCTGAAATGCCATCATCCTGAAAAATAAACTGTTTTGGAATTATTATGTTGTTTTTCTTTGCGTATTCAAGACCAAGACGTATCTGTGCATCAGGAGAATACTCTACCTGATCATCTGTTGATACTCTGACATATAATGCACCTGTTTTCATTTCTATCACTCCTTTGTTTATTTTATGAAAAATGGGTATAAAAATAACACCATGCCTAAGAACAACAGTTCTGATTGACCGGGTGCTCCAAAGAATGATAAAATACAACTTGTCTAGGGTGGTATTTAATATCACAGTTTGGAGCTGGTCCTTTGCGGCTGGCTCTTTTTTTATATATTGACTAAAGACTTCGATTTGATATAATATACTTAACAAGAGAACCGAAAGCTAGACGAAACCTAGCCGCCGGCAAATAAGTGTTAAAAAATAGTGCCTTACTTTACCAGAGCAGGGGCACTATTTTTTGTGTGAGAAATAAGTAATAACAAGAGCTATCACACTGCACAACATTGTCACGAAAGCAAATAAGTCGCTATATGTAACCATTGGCACCAACCCCTTTCTTTTGTAAAGTCCGGCAGTTGGAATGTCACCCCTTCAGTTCTCCGGGTAAGTATATTATATTTTCAAAGTGTAGATTAAGGTAAAACTTAAATCATAAAACTTATTTGCTTAATTCTAAAATGTAATCATTTCTTTTACTCCATAAAACAGGAACAATTGAATATTCCTTTAATGCACTTAGAGCTTCTTTGGAAATTGGTTTTTCGAAATCCTGAATAAATGTGTATAATTGCGATTTGTTTTTTCTTTCTTCGACAGTATCAGTCCAAGAGAAAATTATATTTTTAGCCTGCGTTGTATCAAAATTATTAATAACTTTAATAATGCGTTCAGGAGCAACATTTGATTTACCAATACCAAAATCATAATTACTCATTAGTTTGCTTTTTCCACTAAAAGAAACATTTTCAATATAACGAATATTATTAATGTCAAGAAAATTTTGCACATCCTCAATAAAAATAGATTTAACATTTTTACGTGATAAGTAAAACATATCGCTAACTTTTATAATACATTGAGATAACATATGTTTTGATTGAGCTAGAGAATCACGGGAACATGTTATATATAATTCGTCATTTTTAGAAAAAGAAACTCCATGAGCTGCCAAGATAGAATCAAAAATTTCTCTTCTTCTGGTACCAGTAAAAATGTCAAATTGTGATAACTTTAACTCATTTATTGTTTCAGAATCATCTGTAATATAATAGCGTTCATCATCTAACAGTTTTATAAAAAGTTCTATACAATCATTATTTCTATCTAGAAATGGTAAAGTTAATCGATACACAGTATCTGAAATTTTGTATTGCTCAATATTTTCATTTAACCAATTAATATATATTTTTTTAAAATCTTTTTCCATATTAAATCACACCTTGTATATTCGAATCATTAATTGATATGTTACAATATTTACAAAAATCAAAAAAGATTGTAGTAAAATCATTTGAATTCTTAAACAGTATAGCATCTATTTCATTTAATTCATATGCCCAAGACATTCCGTAACCTTCTTTGAAAATATGCATATGATTTCTGGAAAGTTTTTTCCCATCAGGATTTATATGTGGTCTGCCGTCAATTTCTAATCTGATCATTAAATCGTTATTTGGAATTAATCTTTCCTGTAATTTTTTTCGGCTTAGCACTATGGTATTTTTCCTGCAAATATCTAGAGAAAAAGTTTCTTTGGAATTAATAGCTCCTACAGGTATACATATTTCCTCATTCATGCCAGGAAGAATTAAGCTATTAAGTAAAATATGTTTATCTAGTTTCATTAAGTTATTAAATTCTTCATTTGTTTTCATAAAATCTCCTTTATTCGGTTTTAGTATATTAATATTCCAGTTCAATTAATTCTTCCATAGTACAATTCAAAGCTTTGGCTAGTTTGTATACTGTAATGGCAGATGCTTTATTTATATTTCGCTCTCCACTTTCATATTTAGTTATAAGAGAACGACTTACACCGCTTAGCTGAATTAATTGGTTCTGGCTTAAATTCTTTTCTTTTCGTATATTTTGCAGATTACTCATATTAGTTGTCCTTCCAATGTTTTAAAAGTTGTAATGAGCTATTTTTCAATAGCTCTAACGCTCATTTTCGCTTTTGATATTAAAATTTTCCACGTAGCTCTACAACTTTGCCTATGATTTTAACAGGCTTTTCCTGAATTTCCTTATTTGAAAAATACATAGGGTCGTAATTTGGGTTGTTGGATATAAGAACAATACCATCGTTATATTTTTTTAATCGCTTGCATGTAGCTTCATCACCGTTAACAGTTGCAATAACTATATCGCCGTCTTCTGCATCGGATTGCTGACGAACGATAACAACATCGTTTTCACACATTCTAGGCTCCATAGAATTACCTTTTAGCTTTAGACCGAAGAATGTACCGCTTGATGCAAGTTCTTCTGTTATTTCCTCTGTGTCAATAATATCTTCTATAGCTTCTATTGGAATACCGGCAGCAACACGACCAAGTACCGGAATGCGAATGCCGGTAGATTTCTTTGAAGAGGTGTTGTCTTCAATCAAGTCGGATTTTTCTATTCCAAAATAGTTTGCCATTAATTCAATTTTATCTATACGAGGATATACATTACCTTTAACCCAATCAGTAAATGTAGTGTATTTAACACCGAGAGCTTCACACATCTCAGTTCTAGATTTATGATGCAAATTCATATAATATTGAATGTTTTTTGCCATTACTTTTTTATTTCCAAGATTGCTCATAATTAGCCACCTCCTTGTAAAATAATTATATGAAAAAAACGTAAAAAAATCAACATAAAACGAAAATATTACGACAAAACCGTAGTAAAGTGTAAGAGTAGCAAGGAGATAGCAGGAAGGAGTAAGAAATGGAAAAAACAGAAATGACAGATAAACAATTCAATACCTATTTAGAAATGCTGTTACATATCCTCGAAAATGAGGAAAAAGAAAAAGCGATTGAATTAATCAAATCGCTCCTAAAGAAATAACTTAAATTTACAAACTAACAATCACACCACAAGGGCGACACTCTTAACATTCCTGCTAAGTCGCCCAAGTGATATATAAATTATAGCAGGAACATAAATATTTGTAAAGGAAGGAGTGAGAATAAATTGGGAACGATAAATGGAAGTTATTCTTTAAAAAATATTAGAGAACTACGTAGAATGACACAAGCAGAAGCTGCAATGAAGCTAGGAATATCCGTTGATACGCTGGGTAATTATGAAAGAGGTAAATCGTATCCGGATATTCCTATGTTGAGAAAAATTGAAGCTTTATATGAGGTTAGTTATAGTCAAATTATTTTTTTACCTTTAGATTACGATAAAATCGTAAATATGCAATAAAGAGTGACAAAATCGAAGATAAGCAAATTATTTAATTTAAAGGTCGAAAAAGGTTGACAAACCTCGAATTAAGTCGTATCATTTTAATATCAAAACGAAAGGAGCAAAGGAATGGTACAGACAACAATAAGAATCCCAACAGAGCTACACGCGAAGCTCAAAGAGTTAGCAAAGAAAAGAGGATTAACAGTTAACGCACTTATTATTCAGGCATTATGGAAATTATAAGCAACAGACAAGTAAGGCAAAGCATAAGATAAAACAGAAAGTTAGGAGTGATGAAAATTTGAAAGTATTAATTTTTGTTAATTATCAGGGAAATCAATATGAATGGGATAATTTGACAGAACAGGAGAAAAAGGAAATGACTAAGAAACTGAATCAGCAGACAGCTGACCAGTTAGGCTACGAAAAGGAGATTATAAAAAATTGATAGACGTACAAGAAAAAAGAATGCCCGTGGAAGTGGAAGTTCCAATAGGCACTCTAAAATTAATATTACAGTTTCATTTTATACCAATTAACGAAAATAGTCAAAAGAATAAAAAGTCCAAATTAGAAGATATTGCATGGGACCTACATTTGGTTAAGGATGTTGTGATTGCAGTTCTAATATGTGCAGTATTAAGCAATAACAAATGGATTGCTACCGGAAATGTAAATAAGATAGCAGCAATCATAACAATTGGAGCAATT